GGGTACGCCGTTGGAGTTGACGGAACGTCCGACGCGGTAGATCCCCAAGCGCCCCGCACCACTGGCTGACCACGCGCGACTGAGTCTTTGTGCGTTGTCGGCCACTCCGATGCCCTGCTGGACGCAGGAACAGATGAAGGCACTCTGTTTTCCCAGCACCGGAGCGGCCGAACTTCTATCGCCGACTGAGAACAGTAATCAATCGAGACGATCGCCCGAGTATCTGTGACTGGCCATCGAACACCGCAGCCGTGACGGTCATCGATTCGCCAGCCGGTACGCGACGCCATTCGATCCAGTGCGTCTTCCGCGCCTGCTCGCCGTCGAGTTGAATCTGGCTGGACTGCACCACGTCGCCGCGATCAATGTCTGGTTCCACTTGCACCATGATCCTGACGGCCTGATCCTCCCAGACAATCGCGGGAGCGTGGACGATGGACACGCGCGGAGACGGGGCCATCAGGGCCACGATCAACAGGGCAGCGACAAGGCTGTAACGCATCGGTCATTCAGTCGCCGTTGTTTTTGTACGCGTACGTCTCGACGTTCCGCCGCTGGTCTACTGTGCCGTGGTTCCACACGCGCCCAGGTGAGCCGTCGCTGTCGGTGCCCCGGAAGAACGCGCCTGGATGCTTCGGGTGCATGAACTCGATCATGGCAAAGTTCGCCACGTCCATCAGGTACTCGGTGTTGCCAGTCTCGGCGTATTTCTCCAGCCGCAGGCGTAGCGAGTCCAGCGCGTTGACCTTGTGCGGGTACGCATCGGCCACCCGCCCGTACTTGCAGAACGACACCGCCATCCGGTTGACCATGCCGTCGAGGAATTGCGCGCTGTACTCCGTCTCTGGGATGCCCGGTATCAGTTTCACTGTCACCATATGCACCTCATTCCCTGTCGTCGTCCTCGTCGCCGTCGTCCAAGTTCCACGTCTTGCCGCAGACGTTGCAGAAGTAGGCCTGCGGTTCGACTTCTTCGACCATGTGGCCGGATTCCGAGCAGCCAGGGCACATCACTTCCATGCCCTTGCGCTTCGGACCCTCACGCCGTGGCATTGGCCTTGTTCGTCTGCACACAGGGGCCGTGATGCGTGACCGTGGTCACGTCGTTGATAGTGCTCACAATCAGCACGGGTTCACCGCACGTGGGGCAGACCACGCCAATCGAGGACCAATCGCCCACGTCGTCCTTAGTCGGCATCGACGTTGACCGGCCTTCTGCGCCGCTTGGTCCGCACGTACGCCCTCCACCATCGCGCCTTGGTGGGCTCATCCATCCGTAGCACCAGGGCACGCGCGGTCCGCGTAACGGTGCGCTCGCCGAGCCGAGGACGGGCCCGATGCAAAAGCTCGTGACAGAGCGTCTCCAGAATCGCCGGCCGCGGGTCGATGTAGATGTTCTGACCATCCTGCAACCCGTCTACTTGGAACCGCTCGCTGTTGAGACTGCATTCCCACACCCTACCCCTGCGCATTTCGTCCATCAGGTCGTCCAGCGTGACCTTCATCGCCTCTTCTTTGCTGGCTTCTCTTCGACCAGCTTGTAGGCTGGCAATGTGACTGTGCGCCCGTCCGAGCCCTGCACGCGCTTGGTCGTGCGCGTCGCCCTCCCAGCCTTGACCAACAACTTCAGCCGTCTCGCCGCCGCTGACCGATCGATGTTCAACATTTCGCCGAACTCGCCAGTCGTGATTGAGTCCGGGTCATGGATGCACAGGTCGATGTTTGCCTCTTGTAGTGCGTGCAGCCATTCGTCGCGACTAATCCCCATTCACTCCTCCGGTGAGCGGTCCATCGACTTGACGAACGAGCGCACGTAGAACACGCCCTCGTCGTTGTAGCGAATCACCAGCCCGCCGAATTGCGGTTCGGTCAGTCTGGCGCCGGCAATCTTCCACGCGAACGGCGTCTTGCCCTGCCAACACGGCGTGACAACGGCGGTTGCTCGGCCTCGCTTGGTGGGCAGCTCAATCGCGGAGTACCTATGCCGATGCGAGCGCACGATGATGTCAGGCGGGACTCGGCCCCACTGCGCAGCCTCGTTGAACTCCGCAGCCAGTTCCGCGTTCACCGCCGATGTCTCACGCGCCGAACTCGACGTCGTGCCGATGTGATGCAGGAGATGCACGAGCGGACCCTGTTCACCGCCGACGCGCTTCCACAGGTCGTATCTGGCGTACTGACCTTGCTGGTTCGGCTTCGCGCCAAGCTCCTCGGCGAGTTCCTCTTCATACACGCCGGACTTGCCGACGTGTGCCTCGGTGCCCCGAATGTGGAAGTAGGTACCGCCCGTCTTCAGGCAGCGATCCACTTCTGGCTTGATGGCCGCCATCGCGATCTTCTTTTGGTCTTTGGTGTTGTGGCTGATTTGCGTAGTGGAGTTGTGATGCACGCCATCGATCGCGTCACCGTTGTGAACGAGGTCGTACGGTTCGCCGTTGGTGGCTTCTGGCATCCACACATCCCAGAACTCGCGCCAGAACGCCCAGACCTTCTGCTGAAACTCTGACGGGACGTAGAAGCCGCCATCGTCCAGCCCGATGCCCATCGCTGGATACAACCCGAGCCGACACCCAGAGTGCGTGTCGCTGAAGACGACCAGGTTCCGAATGTGCGAGCGCGTGCCCGATTTGCGAGCCATCAGCGCGGTACGTTGAATCGCGTACCCATTACGTTGGTTCGGTCTGCCCAACCGGTGTCGTCGTCATCTGCCGCATCGCAATCGCGATGGCGCCCTGCACCAGCGGAACGAACTTCACGTACTCCGGAGGAATGACATCGCCGATTCCTGGCATCATCAGAATGGCCGCGACCATCGCGAGGCCGTTCACGACATGACTTCGATAGCCCTTCATTCGCGCCATTCCTCCATCGGATTGAAGTCGAGACACCGCCGACATTGCCGCACGCCCCGCCAGCCCACTGACGAGACATACGGCCGCCAGTCGTGCGTCCACCACCAGCACCACAGCGAGAGCAAGAGCCGCCACAGCATCAGTCCGACTCCGGTTGCGTCTGGCCGTACAGCGGATCCGGCGTGGGGCTCGGCGTCAACCACGTGGAGCGCCAGAGCACCGTCCAACCCTGTTTCTTCGCCGTCGTGATCGCGTAGTCGTCCTCGATGATTTCCTTGAAGTCGTGTTGCCTGGTCACGGCGTTCCAGATGAACACGAGACACATCGGCACTTGGTCCATGTCATTCCGGCTCAACTCCGGTACGAAGTGCCTCAACGACCCAGTCGCCACGACGCGGGCCAACGTCGGTGTACCACTTGGAATCTTCAAGCTCCGAGGCGGCCACTTCATGCAGGCCGGCAGCCATTGCAGCGATGGCCTTCTTGAACCCATAGAGTTTGCCGATGCCGACGTTGAAACACAGGTCGCACCACACCCGCTGACGCACCGCATCCAGTTCCACAAACCACGGAAACGACGCCGTAAGCTGGCCCAGAACCATGTCAATGTCGTTCTTCAACAGGTAGAACGCTTCGGCCTGCGTGATGCCGCGGTCCTCCAGATTGCGACCACAACCGATGGTGAGCTTCCCCGCCGTGCAGGTGTAAACGCGCAGCTTGAAACCTTCGTGTCTGACCAGTTGCGTGACCAGCCGCTCACGCGATTCGTCCGTCACGACGCCACACGCTCGATGACGCGATCCATCTTCGCGTTCAGCGTCTCGAGCGATTCACCGATGGCCTGGTGCCGCTCGTCTAGCCGCTTCTGACGTTCCTCGCAGGACTTCTCGTGGGTGTTGACCCGGCCCTCGAGCCGCAAGGCCCAGACCAAGCCGGCCACGGCTATCATCGCGATGGTCACAATCGTGCCCGGATCTGGTGTCATCTACGCCGCCTGTCTCTCGACCGTCTCCGTGATCGTGACTACGAAGCGATCCTTGTTGATGCCGCGATACCGATAGGCCGCGAGATACACGGCGATCAACCGCTGTTGCTCTCGTTCGATCGCCGCGATCTCGTCGGCGGTCTTCACCCGATCCGCACGTTCTGTGGCACCGCAGGCACCGCGATGATCAGCAGCGACAACGGCACACTGGGCGCACTCGACAGGACTTGCCCGTTCAGTGTCACCGTGGCCGTAATCGCCAAGCTGTGCCCGCCCGTCGTGAGCGCCGGCAATCGCGCGCCACACAGGAACGGACTCGCGGTCCCTGAGCACGTCACGCCAGGCAGGATGGTGGCCGCCGATGCGCCGTCGATGGAGTGGTACGTGTAGCCCTGCACCGCGGCGAGGCTGGCCCCTGGCTGATCCCAGATGACGCGCTCAGTCCCGACGACTGGCGTCTGCGCAGAGGCGAGGACCGGAATCAGCACGAGCGCGAGGGTGAGTAGGGTTCGGGTCACTGGACGTTCTCCTTGGGGGAATACTGCAACCACGCAAATCTGAGCACGCGGATGCGCTTGTCGTTGAGCGGCACGGACTCTTCGGCCGCGGCGCCTGCGAGCCCGATCTCTTCGGTCTGCCCTGATGTGATGTACGCGCCGGGCGGAATGTTGTCGGTGGTGCTACTGTCACCGTCCAGATCGAGGATGTCTACACCGAGCGGAGTCGCACGGACGGAACTTTCACCGGCACACGAGGCATCCGGTGTCATCGCGGCAGTGCAGAGACGGAAGTCGCCCGCTGCCGCATTCGCGAGTCGCGGGTCGGTATCGACGCACAACGGAGTCACGGTGCATTGGTTCGCGTATGCCGCCTTGAAGGCGGTCAGGTCCATCTCGTCGCCATCGGTGCCTTCGTAGAACTCGGTGGTCGTGTTGTAGTAGACGTTGTGCTCGAAATCGAGCGCCGTCGAGGCGGGCATGCTCGTCGTATCTGAATAGACCATTCGCGCAGCGGTATGAAAGATGTTGTTGTAGACCAAACACCCGTCATACGAGCCCAAGTTCAACGCTGCCGCCATGTTGTAGAACGTGTTGTTGACGATGCGACAGTTCAAGGCCCCGGGCTGGGCTCGTGATTCAATGCCGATAAGGCCCGGGCTGTCGCAGGTGTTTTGGTAGATGTAGACGTCTTCCTCGAAGTCCGGATCATCAATCGACCACACGAAGCAGTTGATCGTCGTGTCGGTGACTTTATTGAACCGGAACGTGCCGGACGCAATGCCGACCCCGTTGTTCTTGACGATCCATCCCGACGCGGACCCGCTGCACTCGTTGTGCTCGACCAGAAAATTGGACGAGTGATAGACCGTGAAGCAGGTCCCATTCAGCGAGCCTATGAGATTCTGAAAGTCTGAGACCGAGTTGTTCCGCGCGACGCAGTTGGTGCAGAAGTTGAAGCGGATGGCCTCCCAGTTGTCGGTCCACACCGTCTGGATGCTAGAGATGATGACGCCCTCGACCCACACGCCCGTGGCGCTGCCCAGCAAGATGGGGCCGGTGTCCGGGATCGCCGCCCACTGGCTCCCGTCCGTGCATTCGTCAGTCGCGCCGTTGGTCGGGTCTTCGCCGCACGCCACAATCGTCCAGCTGTGGCCGGCGTTGCGATCGGCATACCACTTGACGTAATCGCTCTCGAACGCCCCGATGGATGGCGAGTTTGCCGTGTCACTCGTGAGTGTGCATGTCCCGACACAGATGATGGTGATGAGGTTGTCGCTGGCTGTGCCTTCCGCGACAGGGGAATACACGCCCTCATAGCGGCAGACGAGCCCAGAGCCCGTGCAGGTGCCGGCGAAGTCATATGTCCCGCCGAAGACGTAGACCGTATCCCCCGCCGCTGCGGCCTTGGTCGTGTCGCCATCGGCATCGGTGAAGCGATTCGCGTTGCCCCATGTCGCGATGATCAGGTTTTCATAACACGTCGAGCCCGCCTCGTTTCCAGCGATGTAGTTGAGTGAGCCCTTCGCTGTGGTGTCGTCGCCGCCGCTGCCATCACCGACACAGAGCGTTGCCGCATGTGCAGACGAGGCCCAGAGCAACACGCACAGGACGAGCGCGTGCCTCAAAAGATGCCCCCGCCGATGATCGATCGGTGACTCGGCTCTGTCGCCGCTGCACCCGCTTGCCGGATCGCAAAATGCGAGAGCGCGCGATCATCCGAGGCCGCTTGCGTGAACCCCACGCTGCGCGACCCTTGACCAGCCGTCGTCTCGTACACCACTTTGGCGGCTTCCAGCCCGCCGTACGTATGGTCCGGCCCTGCCGTCGAGTTCGCCCCGGTCGCCATGCTCGACGCATTACCGTACCCGGTGTAGCCGCCAGCGAATCGGACACTATTCGTCCCTGGCGATCCGTCGTCTACCGACTGCTCCGCCAGCACGTCGTCACCCTCAAGGAGCACGATCCCGGTCGTATAGATTTCCGTGTCGCCGCCTGCGGTGACGGTGCACACGATGCCGTACAGGACATCGGTGTCATTGGTCCGCGTCACCGTCAATGTCTGCATCCCGCTCGGTACACTCGACCCGAGAAACCAGATTTGCACCTGTCCTGGCTCGCCTGCTGCGTCGTGGGCGTCTGCCGACGTGTTCTCAACCAGCGCCGAGCCGCCATAGTCCACCGACGTGACCTTGTCGGCATCGGCGTGGAAGTTGACCACAAAGAGCACGATGCCGCGAGGCGTGCCGGCGGGCGTATGCGAGATGGTGAACGTGTCTGAACTGGCCGATTCGGACGATTCCGTGCAGGCGTCGAAGGCGACTTGAGCCGCGACAGGCTGCGCCCACAGCAGCAGACAGACGAGAAACAGATAGCGCGTCATGGACCTCACCGATAGCACCAGCTCGCCGTCACGGTTGCGCCATCCACGGCCGTCGTGCTGTTGATCGCGATGCCCTCGTTGATCCGGATCGTGATGCCGTTGGCAAACGACATCCCACCAGGGAAGCTATGCACGCTCCCGGCGCCGTTGGTCGCCGTCGAGTTCAGCGGGATCGGGAAGGTGTATTTCGGCGTGTCGTTCTCGTCCACATCGGCGGCGTCGTCGTCGTAGATGCGGACGTAGGCCACGGCCGTGTTGATCCCGAAGACCGAAAAGGAGTCGAGATAGCCCGCCGAACTCTTGATCTCCACTTCGTCGGTGCCGTCCGACACGTAGTTCACAGGGGTGCAGGCCCCGCCATACACCACGGCGGCATTCGTCACCGGGTCAATGAGGATGGTATGCAGCCCGGTAAACGAGCCTTCGGTTGCGGCTGTGATGACGGTCGGCGTACCGCCCACGTCTCCCTGTACGTCGATGTTGCCGATGTTCGCCGTGCCAGCGGCAATCGAAGCGACATCCACGTTGCCGATGTTGTTATCGCCCGCCGCAATCGAGGCCACATCGACGTCGCCGATGTTGTTGTTCCCGGCCGCGATGGTCAGGACATCCACCGCGTTGGCATCACCGGTCTGGCTAATTGAGACCGTGCCAGCCGAACCGCCGCCACCGCCGCCTCCACCAGTCGAGAGCGCCAGCACCTTCACCGTGGTGTCGGTCGCCGAGAACCCCGAGTTCGCGTTGATTTTGATGTGCGTGCATCCCGCGACATTGACTGTCCAGATGCCCACGAGATCCGTCACCGAATAGGCAACATCGGTCTGCCCGTCCAGTGTCAGCGCCAACTCGTCATCGGTGTCGTAGGTCGTGCCTCCATCGACGGAGCACTGCACTTCCCACACGCCCGAGTAGGTGTCCAGCGTTTGAATACGGGCCGCCGCCATGCCGCCGACGTTGACCACGATTGAGGTCGTCGTCGCGGTGAGGGTGCCAGAGCCGGCTTGTGTCGCCAGTCGAGTAATCGGCTGCGCCCACGCCGGAGCGGCCATCAGCAGCAAGGCCAGGACGAGAATGTGAACGCGCATCAACTGAACTCCTTGTGTGGTCATCAAAATCCGCCCATGCTGTGCAACTGCCGCAAAATCTCGTCTCGCTCCTGAGGACTCAGCGCCGGATCGTCCAACTTGGCCGCGTGTGCTTGCCCACCCGTGTACGAATCCATCAGGCCAGACGCCACCATCAGCGGCAGCGATGCCGCGCCCGCGATGCGACTGAGAAATCCAGCACCGCGCATCAGTGGACCGCCGGGCTGACGCGCGCCAACGGGTAACAGTTCTCCACCGAATCGCACCATCCGCTGCACGGCTGGATTCGTGGACCGCTGCGCCATCGCGGCCACTTTGGGTACCTGTGACGCCGCCGCCGCCGTGGCCGCAGACGTCGCCGCGCCCTTCACGTCACCCCTGAGCACGTCACCGGCCGCGTCGAGCGCAATCACGCCAGGCGTCAGTCGTCCGACCTTGGACTTCGCCGCGCCCTCGACCGCCTTCGCCGCCCTGTTCACGCCGTGAACAACAGATGGCGTTGTCTTCGCCGCACCGATTCCGGCTGCCGCGATTGGCGTCAGGAACGTGCCGCCATCGTCTGCGGGCTTCGGCTCAGCAGCCAACGCCGCGCTGATGTCGGCCTCTGTGAAGTCATCCGGGAACTCGTGGACGACGCCGTTGAACTCGACGCGCTGTGGCATTACGGCAGCCTCACCGGACGGCCCTGCGCATCACGGCCCCACTTCTGTACAGTCCCAGAATCTGGCGCAGCAGCCGCTTGGCCCGCCCCTGCGTCGTCGCCATACAGTTGCTTGGCGAGCCGATAGATGCGCTCCAGTTCCTGGGCCGCTCGCGTGTCCGAGATGTTCGGGCTGTTGAGTTCTGATGCCGCGTTCTGGAGCAACGTCAACTCAGGCCCAGACAGCGCACCGAACCCCGTCGCGCCCGTGGCCGACTGGTTCTTCATCTCGTTGAGCAGATCGACAATCGCCCTGCCTCTCAGGCGATCCAGCGCCCCCTTGGCCGTGGCCGTCTTGGACCCAGGAATCAGTTGCGCGAGCGGATTGCGCACACCGAACAGATTCGCCGTCTCAGGCCTCAGCGTCGCCTTCCCTTGCGCATCGAAGTCCGCGAGTTCCTTGAGCACATCCACCGTCGCGCCCGATGTCACCCGCGCCGCGTCTCGCGAACGCTTGTCGGCCTTGGCCTTGTCGTCGGACTTCTGCTTGGCCGCGTCTACCTGTGTCTGCAAGAGGTCATTTCGCAGCGCCGTCGTTTCCGCTTTCCCAGACTGCGCCGCGCCGGCAATCGCCGCGCGCAACTCGTTGCTCTCACGCGCACGCTCGGCCGCTGCCTGTCGATTGAGTTCGGCCTGCTCTGCCCGCGCCTGTTCCGCCGCCCGCGCACTGAGGTACTGAGAGCCGCCGCGCATCCGCAACTCGGGAATCACCTCGTACTGCGGCACGCCGGATTCGTCATCGCCGAGGAACTGGCCCTGTTTCGGTGTCTCTCGGACCTGACCGCCGAACCCGTGCTCGCGCAGGAGTGCGGCCGTTGACGTATCCACGGCATCATCCGGTAGTGCGGCGCTCGCAATCGTGGTGGCACGCCGGAACCCGCGCTCGTGCGCCAAGTCCTCCTGCTGGCTCTTGCGAATGGCTTCACTGGATGCCAGTTGCCGCTCTTGCAGCCGCTGCCCAGTCTCGCCACGTGCCGCCGCCTGCCGTGCGAGCTCCATCTGCTCCTCGGCCTGCTTCTGCGCAAATCGACGCAGCAAGATCGCCTGAAGCGTGTCGCCCGCTTCGCCCGCCGCCCCGCCCCAGCCGAACCCTGCCACCTACCACCGCCTCGCGGGATCGCTCGGGTCCAACTGATTGGATCCGGAATACACGTCACCGGGCGCGTCATACAGACCGCTGTTGATGTTCCATGACCCAGGCGCACGAGACGACGACACGCCGTTGCCGCCGCCACCGCCCAAGAACGGCAGCAGCTTCCCAAGCACGCCGAGCACTGACGATCCGAGCCCCAATCCGCCGAGCGTCTTCTCGAGCCCGCCCGCTTCGGCGAACTCGCGATTCGGTGGGGCCTGATAGCGCGGGGCCTGCGGCTCCTCTGCCGCCAGCAATGCCAGCAGCGCCTCACGATTGCCCCCCGTGAGGTTCGACGGCCGCGCGCCTCCGGTCACAGTCGGCATCCGAGCCGCGATGTTCGGATTCCCAGGCGTGATCTGCTGGTCCGTGGTGTTGTTCAGCAGTTGCGACAGCACCGCGGCCTTGCGCTTGCGGTCCTCGGCTTCGCGGGCGAATCGCGCGGATTCGGTCCCGGCCGAGAATCGATCGCGTGCGCCCTGTTGACGCAGCGCCTGATTCCGCAGGTTGATCTCGTCTTGGGAGAGCCGCGAGTTTTCAGAGCCTCTCGACGCGCTGCCGAAGACCGACCCCAGATCGCCGAAGATGCCCGTCCAGTTCGCCATCGTCAGTCCCTCAAATCGCGTTGAGCAGTGCCGCCAGAGCCGCCAGATTGCCTTGCTGGTTCAGCGCCGAGTACGAAAACGCTTGCGAGTCGTTGAAATGGCTGTCCTGCATCGCCATCAGTTCGCGCTGAATCTCGCGTGCCGATTCCGCGTCCCCGCTCGCCAGCGCCATCCCGAGCAGGCTCTGCAACGCCTGACGCCGCTGATTCAGTTCCGCGCCGAGCACCTCACCCACGCCTTGCGCTTCGGACTCGCCGCGCGCCTGCTCGATGCCCAGCCGATTTGTTTCCGCCGCGCCGGAGTCCGCCAACCCACCACTCGCGAGCACTTCCGCGCTCGAGCCACGCTGCCGCTCTGCGCTGCGCTGCAACGCCAAGCGCCGGCCGGCAAGGTTCTCGCGGATGCCTGGGTCGTCAACGGTCGGGGCTTTGCCGAGCGCCCCGAGTTGCTCCCGCAGGATGTTCCGCATGTCCTGCGTCCATTGGTTGACCGGACGTGGCTGACCGAAGCTGCTGGAGTACGGCGAATTGCCACCGAGGGACTGACCATCCTGGCCGGTGCCGGTCATGCCTTGGAGATTGGCCGGCATCGTCCCGCCGCTTCCGCTTGGCGACGCAATGCTTGCTGACCCGCCCCCGCTTGAGGTGAACATCCCGCCGCCAGCGCTCTGCATCTGGCCGGTGGCCGGATCGATGTCGTCGTCCTCGAGCGAGCGCGTGTTCTTGCGCCAATCGAACTCGTCGCCGTCGTCGTCAAAAGTCCAGTCGATGGGCATTTACAGCAGCTCCAGTTCGATTTCGTTCGCGTCCGTCCGATCCGTGCTCCCGATGTTCAACGCCGCGCCAGAGTCTTGATACGCCTCGATGTGCACCGCGTCGCCTGGTGACACCGGGATGCTAAACGTCGTCGTCAGGCGCGTGGGACCACCAGCAGTGGCCGCACGCACGAACGCCGGACGCCGCACAATCGAGTCGTTCACTTTCACGCGGACCCCGCGATCCCCGTCCGCATCCGTCGCAAAGATGAGCCGCACGCGCCCGCGAAGCCATCGCGAGGGGCCACTCAGTTCGCCGGGAATCAGGAACCGATCCGTCCGCACGGTCTTGCTGTGCCCGCTCGTTGGCCACGACACGATCCCGCTCACGCCGCGCAAGTCGTCTTCGCTGTTGAATGACACCGCCTCGAAATTGCCGGAGGTCGTGTGGCTCTGCGTGGTCGAATGAAACGCCATCAGCACACGATGCGCGGTGCGGTCGTCGTCGGTGTGGCCGACCTGCATCTGCTTCGACAGTTGCGACGTCAGCGAATTGAAGACGTCCTGCATCCGCTGATCGAGATCGGTGAGGTGCGGGAGGGCAATCTTCACGGATACACCACCGGCCCAGGCTCAATCAGCACCCGCAGTTCATCGATTTCCCACGTCTGCGTGCTCGCTGCGCTGTCCCCGATCCGGAGCCGCAACGCACTCGCGAAGTCATCCGTGAGCGCATCCTCGTACACCCGACGTCGGCGTGTCTCAGACCCATCCGCCGTCATCGTCACATCGAAGGTCTGCGCGGACTGCGCGCCGTAATCCTGCGTGACCGTCAAGCGCAACGTCTGCGATCCCACCGTGCCCATGACCGAGGCGCCGCGCATCCGCACCGTGCGGTCGTGGCCGGCGAAGTGGCGATCCGGCAAATCCACGTACGCTTGGAATGTCACGCTATCGTCGGAAGTGACTGGCGATGTTTCCCAGTACGGCGTGAGGTACAGCAGCTTCGCCGCGCCGCCACTGGTGCGATGCGCAACATACGGCCGGAGGTCGATGTTGGTAGACCCGCCCGACACGCCGCTCGGATACAACACGCACGCCGTGCCTACCGCGAAGTCGCCCTGATACACCGACCAGCCATCGCGGACATATCCCGGCCGCTCCACTCGTCCAAGGAACGCATGGAAGACCAGCGCGTGATACGTGGCGGAACCAGATCCGCGCATGACCCACCAGATTGCCTGCCGGGTGGCTTGGCAGTACAGCCCGAAACACAGGGCCGGCCGACCGACCGCGATCTGGTCGTTCCCGGCAGCCGCCGAGTACATGTCCTTCAGGTCTTCACCGAGAAACTGCACGCCAGACGACCCGTATCGATACGGCCCGAACAACGACATCCAATAGAGCGCCGGGGCGCCAGACTCATCCGCGCCGACGAAAATGCACTCCTGAAACAGCGGCCCATTGAACGTGTCTTTGGTGATCCACGACACGCGGAACGGCGCGGTGTTCACTTGTGTCGGGACCAGCCGACAGAAGGCGTCATTGCGGAACGCGAAGATGTGCCCCTGGAACGGTTGCGTCAGCCCAATCAGCGACGAGTTGTCATCGTCCAGGTCCAGCCAGTTCTTCTGCTCGACGGTGTTCGGGACAAATTCCTCATCGAAGAAGTTGTCATCCGTCGTCCCACGCACCGGAGAGAAATAGATGCGACCCGCCGTCGTGCCGCCAATCAGCCGGTTCTCGTCGGTCGTCAGATAACTCACCGCCGTCCAGTTGGTGTACCGTCCCGCCAACGGCGCCGCGTCATTCGTGCTGTAGGTCGTCGTCGCTGCGCTATCGGCATAGGTGGTCGTGGCGACGACGATCCACGCCGAGAGCACGTACCAGACCGCGTTGTCCAGCGACACCTCCACGCGCCAATGGGTGGCGTGCTCGACGGTCGAGGGCTTCGTCACAGTCGCGTTGGTGTCCGCGCCGCTCGGGGTGAACGATGTTGACGCGGATGCCTCCCCCATGAGCCGCGTGACGCTGCCGGACTGATAGCCCATGCGGGCGCGGTAGTACCGCAGGGTCGCCGTATACGCCCCGGCCCCGCCGCCGTCCGCGACGGTCGGCGCAGACGGCGTGCCCATGCCCGCACGGCGCAACGTCGTGCCGTCCCAGACATGCAGGCGGTTCGTTGAGGCGTTCGGGTACGCCACAATCAGATTGCCGCTCCGCATCTGCGCGAAGCGCACAGTCGCCGTGGTGGGTGAGTCAATCGCATCCGCCACCGTGATCTCGACCCACTGCGTAGCGGCTGGCGCGAGGTACGCCAACTGCCCCGTCGAATCCACCGCGTAGAGCGTCCCGCCCGACCCGCGATAGAGCGATCGAATCGTTCCAGAGAACGGACCACCGGCACTGAACGTCAGGCCGAGCGCCGTCGAGCCCGGCCGCTTCTTCGCGAATCCCACGCGATCGAGGTCCACGTTCAGGCACTCTTTCGCCTTCGTCCACGGGATCCCGCCAAAGTCAGGTGACACACCCGTCGCGGGCGTGCTGCCGTCCCGACCGCGAATCGACGTGAAGACGTGACCCTGTTTCGACATCAGGGCGCGCTCTCCGCAACCGCGTTGAACGCCGTGGCCGCCGCCTGTGCCGCCTGCACCAGCGCCGCGAAACTCGTGGACCCAGTCGTGCCAGCCGATGACATGCCCAACGCGCGCCCGAGGCACGCCTCTGCAAAACTGAAATAGCTATAGAGCAGCAGCATCCCCCTGTTGACCATCTGCGCGTTCGGCGCATTGCTGCGCCCAGCGAGCCGTTCGCCAGGCAAGAGCACCAGCGCCGCCGCATCGGCTGGTGAGACGTGCATTGGTGGCGTGCCAGACCCGATGCCACCGGCGATCCGGTGATAGTTCGGAAAGGGATTCGGCGGCTTGTTCGTCAGGTGCTCGATGAAATACTCCATCGTCCGGCCGTCATCCGTGGCCAGCGCGATCGTCCGCATCTTCCAGATCTGACCCGCAGGCACCGGCTCACCGAAGACATGCGCCGAGTTCGCGTTGGGCGGATACGTGCCTGGATTGGCCGCGTCGTTGCTCCAGAGCGTTTGGCCCCAGCCGTAGACCGGCACGCACTCCTGCGCCCCTGCCGGCGCCGGCAGACAGACCGCGATGAGCAACAGCAGTCGGCGCATTAGGTACCAGCCGGAAACCAAGCGCCCAAAGCCGAGTACTCATGCAGCCGTGGCGTCCATGTCGGCCGCCAGTCGGGATGCCCCACAAGGAACGTCTGAAGCGCCGCGTCGCCTTCCTTTACCTGTGACTGCAACATCTGCCAGCGGTTCGGGTCGTCGGACTTCCGCAGCTCGCGCAGTTCCGCCATGTCGACCACGAGATCCTCAAAGTCCACCGGCAGGAGGAATTCATCGGTGTCGTTCGCCATCTCGGGAATCGACCGCAGGACATCGGCGGTGTACGTCACGACCGCTGCCGGCGTGTTGTAGAGCTGAAACGTGGTGAACTTGGGCGCCACGTCACCAATGGCGATCCTCGACAGTTCCGTGCCACCCGTCGCGTCTTCGTGCAAGGTGACGATGCCGACCGCCGCCGCCGAGAGATAGAACTTCGTGATGTGGATGAAATTGGTAATCGTGGACGAGAGCGTGATCGCCGTCGTGCCAGTCATCGAGACGGACGCTGTGCGGTAGTACCCACCCGTGATGAACCCTTCGATGTACGCGGTGTTCGTATCGCTCGCGCTGGTCGAATCGACAAAGATTTCCGAGGCGTCCGATGGCTGCGTATGCACCGACGACAGGCCGCGCGGAATCCACGCCCACGGGGTGCCAGTCGTGGGATCTGGTGCCATCGCATCCAGCCAGTCGGGTGTCTGGTACACCATCCGCCGATCGTTGGTCGTCTCCGTGATGCGGTTGATGCGCGCAATCCCCTGCTCCGGCAAGGCGTACAGCTTCTGGCTCGCGACACTGGCGAACGTGATCACGCCGTAGCGCAGCGACTCGCGGCCAGGCTTGCGCAGAATCGCCCGGTGCGCCTCGTTCAGCGTTTCCTTGTAGCGCGTGGCGGTGGCGGTGTTCAGCGTGGAGTCTTTCGCCCCACGCCTCCGAGCCAGCCGCTGCTGCGCGTTCAGGAATGTCACGCCGACACCAGCGCCTGCTTCGCCAGCTCATTCGCCATCGCGACAATCGACGGCATCGTGAGATTCAGGTTGCGCTCGAACCGCGCATCGCCGGGATTCTGTCCGGGTGCCACGTACGGCGCGATGGTCAGCCGAGACATGCGCCCCACCGCATCGGCCTTCGGCAGCACGCACACCAGCATCGTGGAGCCGTCGTTCTTGGTAATGGTCGCCTTCGCGATGGGCTGAATCGCGTTCAGCGCGTCCACTTCTTCCTTGGTCAGCGGCGAATCGTTGTAGTTGATCGAGCCGAAGTACATCTCGCACTTCAGCGTCGAGGCCCACGGCTCGCCATTCCCTTGCAGGAAGATGCTGTTCGTGACGTAGTTCGGGTTTTCCTTCGGTGCCGTGCGCTGGTTCTGGATCTCGGCGTTCTTCGCCTGCTGTTCGAGAATCGACAACATGCGCTCGGCCGTCGAGAGCTTGTCGATTTCCTTGAGATCCACGTCGCTGTAACGAGACATGCTCACACTCCTACTGATTCAGGGGCATACGTAGGTGCCCCGATTTCATAGCCGTAGACCTTCTCCGGCTCGCGATAGCACGAGGGCCCCTCGATCACGAGGTCCACGCCAGCGCCCTGCGCCCGGCCGATCCAATACGCAATTCCCTTGTGTGAGTACTGGAAGCTCGATTCGAACCGTGTGCCGATCCCGTTGAGCACGATCCGCTGGAATCCCTCCATCAGCGCGAGCCCGATCATCCAATCGACGCTGACCGTGAACCGCGTGCTGCCACCGAAGAACGCCTGCACCGCCTCGCGAGGGAACCGCGCCGAGTCGGGCACGTCGGGATGTGTCTCCAGCAGATAGATCGGTTTCCCGCCGCGCTGACGGGTGTACCAGTCCCACGCCTCTGGACGCTTCGCGCGGATGCCCTTGTGAAAGTCAGTCGGCTCAACAGGATGCAGATCGAACCAGCGATCCCAATCGGTCAGCGACTCCCGCCAGTAGAACGTGTTGCAGCGGGTCACGCCCCAAAGCTCCGCGTGCGGCCATCGCGCCTTCGGTGAGAGGTGGCCGATGCGCCGGCCGGTGATGATGACCGTTCGCACGCCATCGTCGGCCTTCGGGTTCGGCCCGAGGTCAGTCTGGATGTCGCCCGTGTATGCGAGATCGCTGAACCGCGTGTCCCACGTCCGCATCTTGATCTTCATGCGTGGGCCAACGCTTCCCACCGACGCAGCGCCGCGTCCGGTGACTCCATCTCGCCAGCAACTAACCCCTTGGGCGGGAGCTTGTGCGTGAAGTTCTCGGCGGGCCGCAGGCGTTCAGCCCGCACCGTGCCGTCTTTCTGCGTCGTCGCAACCGCCTGCTCGGCGATCAACTTGGCCGCGTACTTCGCGGGCGTGCTGTGCGACTCGAGCCCGTAGACTTCTGCCGGCGTGTTGAAGGTCGGATGCCCTTCTGGCATCACGATCTGCACACCCTTGCCGGCCGCCACGCCGAGCCAGAACTTGAACGCCAACAACTGTTCGTCCCGCTTGTCCCCGTCACCGACAGGGGCGGTGTACTGCACGCCGAACAATCCGAGATGCGTCACACCTTCCGAGAGCGCCAACGCGATCATGAAGTCCGCCTGCGACCCGAAGTGCAGACGACCGATCATCGCGCGACACTCGCCGAAGATGCGCTCACGCGGATACCGCACCGACGACGGGATGTCGGCGTGCTTCTCCAGCATGTACAACGGATACGGGCACCGCTGGAGCCATTGCAGATAGGTGGGCCACTTCGGTTTCTTGTGCTCGCGCCACACCAGCTCAGGGTGCATTTCAAAGACGCGCGTGATGCGCTTACACCGATTGACCGAGATCGAATGTGTCCAGATTTCCCACGTATGGTCGTACCACGGGGCGTGCTCGATGGTTTCCGCGCTCCCGACGAGCGCAATCTTTCTGAGCCGACCGAGTCCGGTCAGCGGAACGGGCGGGGGAGGGGGCATAAAGCCCCCATCCCCTCGCTTGAGCACTAACGGAGTCGCTTTACGTGTCATGCAGTGACGCGATCTGCGGCTTGTTGAGGGTGTACGGGTAGTTCAACCACACGCTGAATCCGATCTGCACCGTGGATGTCCCCGACGCAGATACGAACGACGTGGCATACAGGCTCGAGGTCGCCCCCGAGTCGGCCGCATTCACGGCATACGCGCCGAAGATGACCACCGATGCCTCGTCCGAGTCGTTGAAGCCAGCGAACGCCGCGAGGTCGCATACGGCAACCGCCGCACCCAGCACTTTGCTGGACGCCACGTTCGACGTGCCGGCCGCCCCGGCATACAACCCGTAAATCTGGGCGTACGCCTTGGTGTCCGACGCGCTGACCGCCGCCGTGATCACGCCCACGCGAGCCGTCGCCGCGTTGGCGTCGATGAACCGCGTGGCCAGATTCGCCTCGTCGATGTACACCGGCTCACCCGCCACGAACGCCGACTGACAATCGACGACGACGAACACCTTGTCGCCGATTGCTGTCGTCCAGAGTGATCCGAGTGCCGGATCCGCTACGGACGTGCCCACCGTCTCAGACGTCGGGAACGGAGCCGCATAACCGCCAAGACCGCGAAGATTTGCCATGGTGTCTGCTCCTTTCCTTAGCTGATGGTGGTGATCGCGCCGAGGTGGCGCGGGTTGGTCATGAAGAGATTCGCCTTGGTCTCGATCTTGAAGACCTCGGAGAACTGATTCGCGGGGTTGACGGACGGATAGCCCTTGTTCCAGTAGCCGTTCAGGTACCCGAGCTTCAGGTAATTCGAGTTCAGCGCGTAGCCCGTCGCCGATGCGCAGTCACCGTCGTAGCTGACCACTGCGCCCTTGAACTTCAGGACTTCGTTCTTGAACCCGCCATCCCCCACGCTCTTGTCGTTGAACCGCTCGTTGGCGACGAGCAGCGACTCGTAGCCCGCGAAATCGGTCGAGGTGAACGTGAACCACTCCGGGTGATCGGTGGAGTAGCCGTTGCTGCACGCGCTGTAGATGGTCCGCATCGCCGCGCGCAGGTTGTCGTAGGCCGTCGCCGTCTGCGTGCCCGCGGTCGTCTGGTTGCGCCAGAACGAATACGTCACACGCGAGATCGATCCGGGCGATCCCGACGTCGGGGTGCCAGCGACGAGCAACTGCAACCCACCGAGCTGCAGCGATCCGGTGCCGGTGCCGTCCGAGTGGACGCCGACCGACAACTGATCCAACATCGACTTCTTCAGGTTCTCCAGCGTCGCGGGCTCGAGGTCGATCTTTTTCTGCCCGCCCTGGTTCTCGGCCTGGTCCTGGGTCGAGAGCACGGCGTGACCGCCGTACATCTTCCAGGGGAAGTCGAACTGATCGAAGACATCGATGTGCTGAATCGTCATCGTCCCGTAGGGCGACATCGGTTCAACGGTGCTGTTGAGGGCGTACTCGATCGGCCCCTGAATGGAGGTGCCGCCGTCGAAGCCCTTGAACGCCTTACCGCTCTTGAGGCGGTCGAGCGTCCAGTACTGGGGGAAAATCTGGTCGTACGGCGTCTTGCCCACGTATGCGGGCCATGCCACCGCCAGACGTTGCCCCACGGTCACTGTGGCCATGTGCTAGTCCTCAGCCCCCCAGCACCGCGGCCGCGTGCGCCAGTGCGGCGTACGCGTCACCGATGGTCTGTTTGGGGACCGATGCAGAGGCTGCGGCAGGGTTTGCGGCCCCGGCGACAGCTTGCTGTTGCAACTTGGTCAGCACTTGCGCCTCGGTCTGTTGCTGCTCGGCGGGCAGGACCTTGTCCCGGCGCACTTCACTCCACGCGTACTTGATCGCAATCGCTGCGGTCTTCGGCGAGAGCGCCAACTGTGTGAGCATGGGATCGGCGTCGATCACCCTCCACACATCCGGCATGTGCGCCTTGAACTTCGGATCGGCAGCCTGTAACGCGGTCACGATCTGATTCGTCGTGGCGCTGTAGGTCGCCGTTGCCTTCTCCTGCGCGAGTTCCTGCGCGGTCTGTTGCAATGGCGCGATCTCCTTGCGGATTTCGCTCATCCACTGCTTCTTCAACCACGCCTCGCGCTGGGCCTGTCGTTCAGCCGAATAAATCGGCCGCGTGCCCACGGTGTTCCCGTTGGCATCCTTGACAGGCAGCTCGAAGTCCGGTTCGGGCTCGGTGTCTTGCGATTCGGCCTGCCGCTGTTGCTGTTGTGCCGCCAATGACTGGATGGCACTGAGCGCCTGCGGATTCGACCGGATGCGCGCGATGGCCTGCGGATCCCCATTGAGGGCCGCCCGCCACACCAGCAACCCCGCGCGCTCGTTCGCGTCGATGCTGCTGAAGTCCTTTGCCCACTGGTACTGCTGCTCGACTTCTTGGCGAACCCGCGCCTCCGTCTCTTCGGCGGTCTTCTTGCGCAGGCTTTCCTTGATGTCTTGCCACCGCCACTCTGGCGGCTCGCCTTGCGGCTTCTCCGAGGTATCCGTGCTGACAGGAACCTGCGCGGGATCCGTGGACTGTGCCGGCGTTGTCGCATCCGGAGCGGCGATCGCAGTCGGGGTTTCCGTAACAGGGCTGGCGGTTGACGAATCCGCCCAGGCGAGTGCCGCACTGGCATCACCAATCGTTGTCGTCGGTGTCGCTGTCGTTTGCGACTGTGTCGGCGTCGCGCCCGAAGTCTCTTCCATCACGTCCTACTGCCGCTGTGTCGTCGCGGCGCACGTCCGAAAATGCGAGCAGAAAAGCAAAAGGGCCACCGACCAACGACGCGGTTAGCGTCATCAGTCAGCGGCCCTTCGCTGATCTGCCCTTGTCGGCTCTGGAACCCGTGGGCTACGGGTGTTCGGGAGCTACCCTATCCAGACCGTGCAACCTAATTAATAGTCGCTGTGATACATCTCCACCGGCAACATCACCAAGTCAGACGCCCGCACCCATGCAAGCGTCCTAGCCATGCGTTCATTGCTCACGCGGATCGGCCATGTGTGCTCGATCGGCATGCCGTCTTCCACGTACGTGGATCTCACGCGCTGTTTCTTGCGCGGAGGCTGCCGAACAAAGGGCTCCCGAGGGACGACCGTTTTGAACGGCACGGCGTACCACGTCGGAATACACGTCGGGATCGCTGGCACAGAGACCGGCACAATTTCCGCGCGCGGCACTGGAGTCACGACCTGGGTGAAGTATCGCCCCCAGATCGGCTCGCATGTCGCGCACAGTTCCTTCGGCGCCGGAGTGCCGCATGTGTAGCAGTGCATTCAGCACTTCTTCTTGCCCTTGCCGCCGCTTTTCTTCACCGCGTGTCTCCGAGTCCAGCCAGCACGTCATCGGGATGCCACACGCCAACCACGGTGCGACACCCTTCGCACTCCCACATCTCCAACGTGCCCTTCGACAGCGACAGGGCCTCTTTTCGGACGAACTGCGGAGGCTTGATGTCCATCTTCTTCGGGCACGCTGAGTGAAACAACTCCACTATCGCGTGTCTCCCAGTCCCGCGCGCCGCACCTTGCGCACGAGCGGCGATCCCGTCGCCGTGGTCGCCGGACTGCCGAACACCTGATACGTCAATGTGTCCACATCGGCCACCGACAACACGCGGAACGTGCCGTTGTATTCCTTCTGCACGCAGCCGCTCACACGCACGAAGTCGCCGACCACCATCCCGTGCGCGGTCGCCGTCACCGTCGCGGTGAGGCTGCTCCGCGAAATCGACGCGGATGTGGTCCCGTCGTACGCGCCGGTTTCAATCGGCGGATCCGGGGCTGGCGAGTGGACCTGATTCACGAGGTTCTCTCGGCCTGCGCGACTGCCCACTGCGCGATTGTCTCGACCGACTCGGGCGTTGCCGTGAACGTAAGCCATCTCAATGCACTCCCGGATTCCGCAGCACGCGCCGCGTACACAAACACTCCATGACCCATTGCGTATCGGTGACGGCGTTGTTGCACACGGGTGGCTGCTGACACCGTGGACAAATCACCGCCAATTCCAGTTGGCGAAAGGCATCATCAGCGAAGGCCGCGAACTTCGCCAGCCGCGGCTCGGTGATCCGAATCTCGCGCTTCGTCGCCGGCTGTCCGTTGGGGGCCAGAATCACACTCATCGTTCGCCTCGCACGCGCGTCACGCCCACCTCGGTGGCCGGCACGAATCGCTCGATCCACGTCTGCGGCTCGGCATCGTGGCCGCCCTGTCCACCGATGCGCTCCAGCATCTGCCGCGCGCCGTCGAGTGTCTCGCGCGTGATGCCTGACCAGCGCGTCGTGTGCGGGCTCTTGTCGGTGCCTGGTACGGGCTGATGACGGACAAATTCCTCAATGCCGTGGGTACGCATATACTGCGCCTTCTCTCGCGGTGAGTAAAATGTCTGGGGCTCGTGCGCCATGTTCTCGAAGGTCTTGCCCCCAGCCCACGTCACATCAGCCGCGAACGCGCGACGATGGCGCAACGGTTCCATTGGGCACAGGTTCACGCCGTGCTCGCCTCGCTCCGCATCACGTCCGCATCGATCGCATGTCATGCGCCGTACCATCTGCGTTGTGGGGCGCTCGACGCTGGCGCACCGCAATTCTCGCAATTGTCATACGCCTGCGTCGTTGACGCGCAGTACTCGCACTTCCGCTTGTATGCGCGCCTGGGCGCGGCTCCAGCCGTACTGCACGACCAATTGAGATCGTCTTCGTATTCGTTCAACAGTTGTATTTCTGCCTTCGTCACGCGACCCTGCCCACGCCTTCCAGCCCGCCCGTCCTGTCAGAGCTTCTTTTGTCGATCCGCTCGGTCTTGCTCGCGGGGCCGCCGTGCTCTGGTGACTGGCTCGCCTGCTGCTGCTCCAGTTCCTGCATGCCCTGATTCACCGTGGCCTGCACCATCAGCGCGTCCTTGAGTTCCTGCGGGAAGATATACCCGTCCTGCTCCCACATCGTGATGGCGACTTGCATCGGGACAGGCTGCGCCTGATCGAGTGAGAGACTGAACGAGGTCTTCGGCGGTTCCGGCTTCTCTTTCACCGCGTCCTGCGGGACCATCTTGCCGGCGTCGTAGCCGAGCGCCGTCACCACCGACCGCGTCAGTTCGGCCGCGTTGATCAGCGGATCCTTGCGAATCAGGTTGTACTCGTTGACCTTCTGCGTGCGGTACTCGTCGGCGTCCACGTACCGGCCGGAGTCCGGCTGAATCTTGTACGCGTACTTGCCGGGAAGGGCTCGCCACTGCTGCCAGAGCGCCGCGCCTTGGATGCCGAGAATCTTGGTCAGTTCCTGCGGCGTCATCGTGCGTTGCACAATCGCGTCGAACTTCCGAATCAGCCGCACGACATACTCGCGGACGCGGTCCTCGTCTGTTCTCGCTCGAGCACCGGAGTTGCCCTGCACGAGTCGCGCTTCGGTAGCCGTGGTCTTGCCCTGCTTGAACTGGCCGCGCTGATTGGCTGAAGAGCCCATCGCGTTGTCCCAGTCGTGCTGGATGATTTCCTGCGCGGTGTAGTTGTCGCGCGGCTCGGTCCCCGCCTGCGCAATGGCGATCACTCGCTGCGTGCCGCCCTCGCCAATGTGCTCTGATGGGACCGCAATCGGTCCATCGTTGATGGCGATCTTCTCGATGAGCGGTTGCCCGAGCGCATCGCTCACTAGCGTGACCGGACGACGGCCGCGGCGATTCCGCATCAGGCCAGTGCGGAACTTCGTCAACTCCACCGACAGCCGCTCGCCGATCACGAGATCGCTCGGGACATGCGCGGTGTCCGGCATGTCGCGCAAGGTATCGACGTGAATCGGGTTGCCGATCATCGAGTCGTCCGTCAGCGACCCCTGCGGGTCCAGCGACTGGTACGGGGAATCGACGTGCCACGCTGGCACCTCGGACGACTTCACGAGAATCAGGCAACGATACAAGTCGGGGTTGAACACCGCTGGATCGTAGAGGCTCGCCTTGTACCAAATCTCGGTGAACTCGACTTGCGGATCGATCGCGTCCTTGTCCATCGAGCCGCTGCCGTCGTCGTAATACAACTCGGATGGGTCGTAGCTGGTCCCCCCATAGCCATCGGGCAAGGTCCAGCCGAGACGCTTGGCGGTGGGAACCGGGATGCAGCCACGCACCGCAAGCCACGGCGCCTTGTCGAAGTCGGTATCGCGGAAATCGGACGGAATGACGAGCCGCTTGAACGAGACGGACTCAACATACCGCCGCGACCAGATCGGGACATTGACGGTGACTGTCTCCGGCGGCATCCCGAGCATGCCCGGCCGTGTCGTCGTCGTCGGCAGCGTGACCTGCTCGTGACCGAGCTTGAGAATGATGAACCCGCCACCCGCGAGCGTATCGACCAGCGTCTTGTGCAGCGCGCGCTTCGCATGCGCCGCCTCGGGGCCGAGCAGATGATTCAACACCTTCTCGCGCAACGGCAGCACCAGATGCGCGGGGATCTGCGGGTCTTGCGGGTCCACCGGCAGCAGGTTGATTTCCGGCGTGCGGTGGTACAACTGCGCCTTGCGCCCTTCGACGTGCGAGTAATCCAGCAGCGGATCGAACTCGTCCACCCCAGGTGCCGGAGTCAGCGCCATCGCGTACCGCTTCATCGAGCGTTCGGCCTGCGGGTGATAGAGCTTGTCCTTGGCAATCCCGCGGTCCACGCGCGTGCGGAACTGCTCCAAGACTTCCGGCGTCATCGGACGGGCCTGGCCTGGCATCCACGGAGCCGTGGGTGGCGTGGCGGCTGGAGCCTCAGCGGGTGATGGTGCGCCGTAGGACGGGGGCACTGGTGTGCTCACTTCGCGGCCTCAGCCTCGGCCAATGCACGTCCGAACGCGCGGCCGTCCTTGGGTGTGCCACACGAGGCGATGATGGTGTCCGTCTCTTGAACCAGGGCCACGTACTCGTAGACGTTATTGTCCCAGTCCATCGCACGCACGCCTGGATGCTCTGTCTGCACGTCGCGCACGAACTCGCCATCCTTGAACAGCCGGATCGTGTACATCCTCATGCGCCCTTCACCCGAACCATTGGCGGATTGTGCGAGAAGAACGCCGTGAGGACCCACGTCCCGCCCACTGTCGTATTGTCAATGGACATCGCCGTCACCGGCTGTGGGGTCCGTCCACCCCACAGGTCCGCATTGTCGGTCGCCGCCTCAATCGCGTAATCCGCCAAAATGCTGCCGCTCCCCGGTGTCGCATTGTCCCGCACGATGAAACTCTGCGCCGCCGTCAACCCCGTGCCGCGAAACGTCAGGCCCACGAGCATCGGGAACGTCCTCGTCCGCGCCAGCGTGCGCCGCGCCGTGCATCCTCACTCGGGAACACCACGACCGCATCGGTCGCCACGAACGGATCCGGCAGCGACTGGTTCTCATCCTCGCGTAACGTCTTCGCGCCACGCGACATCAGGGCCAGCCCGATCGCCATCAGGAGCAGACAGCCCGCGAGCAGCCACAGCGCCACCGTCACGCGGGCACCGTTCCGCCATCACCTGGCGCGTACGCGTCGATAATGTGCAGCATCAGCGTGCGCTCACGCGCCGTCATGGCCTCGTCCGCTTGCGCCATCAACAGCGCACTCCGGAGGCTGCGTCGCTCATCCCTCGCGCGCACGCGCACGCGCTCCAACCACGGCACCCACTTGGCTATGAAATCAGCTTCAGTCACGCGATCACCTGTGTCTGCCTGCGCATCTGCTGCTCCTGCCACTTCGTCTCGAATCCCCACGTCCCCGGCCCAGGCTCCGTACTCTTGTGAATCCGCGTGGGACTCGGGCGGCTCATCGCGCCGTACCGGATGCTCTCGAGGCCATGCACTTGGGGAAACGCCTTCTCGTCAATCTCGTCGAGGTCCAGCGGATCGCTCGGCGCGTTCGGCAACGTGCGCCTGGCATACGTGCAGCTCGGGTGAAACACCAGCCACGGCGATCCCCAGCCCGTGGGCCTCAAGAGTTCATGCACCCGATACCACCCCGGTTTCCGCGATTGATCGGCGGCACGCACCGGCAGCCCGAAATGCCGCAGGGTTTCGTCCACCGTCTCCCCGTGTGGCGTCCGGAGGCCGTGATGGGTTCTCGTGTCGCCACCGACCACGACATACCGCGCCCGCGTCCACCCGACCTCGTCGCGTGTGATCCGCCACCACTCCTTCGCGAAGTCATCCGCCCAGATCCCGGAGTCCTTCCACTCGCGGCGGATGTAATACCGGCCATCCGGTAAACACACCCACCAGTAGCAGACGAACGGATCGTTGAATCCCCAGTCGAGCGAACAGAACCCCTCGGTTCCAGGCGGGACATCAATCACCTGCACATGGTAGGGATTCCCCTCGAGGTCGTTCTCGCGCCACTCGGAGAAGAACTGGCCCTCGAAGACATTCTCATCGCCCCACCGCAACTGCCGGTACCGCGCCTCACCCAACACCGCCAAGGACTCTTCGTAGTCCTCGTCTCGATACGGGTTGTCCGTCAGCAGCCGCTTCTGATAGACCCACTTCTCTGGCTTGTAGTACTTCTTCAGCGCCGGGAACTGCTCGTAATCCGGTGTCTTGTTGACGAATAAATCCTTCAGCACCGGCCATGCTGGCCCACCGGGATTCGTGCCCACATTGAACCGCGCCCCGCCCGCCCTCTTCACCGCGGGCTTACTGGTTCTCGCGCGGGTGCTCAGCTCGAGCAAGTGCTTCGGGTTGAACGTCGAGCCCTCGTCGGCGGAAATCTCGTCATACTCGGTCGAGAGCCAGCGAGACAACGCCACCTCGTCGTCCAAGTGCCCCGCTTCAATCAGCGACCGCGGCCCGTTCGGATGCTGGAACTCCACCATGTACGAGGACGGGTAATACACCCCGCCCAACATCGGCACGTCCATCGCCAGACGGCGCAACTGCGACCGCTCCAATTCCCCGTAGGTCCGGCGCAGAATCAACCCCTCATAGCCGGGAATCGTCGCCGCCTTCCGCAACATCCCCCACCGGAGGTCGTGACTCTTACTCCCACCCGCCGCCCCTCCGATCATCCGGTTCTTCGCCGGACACAACTCGTAATCGACGCCATGACTCGTCGGCACATACAACCAGCGAATCGCGCCGGTCTTGTCGTCCCGCACCGACACCGCGCAACTCGCCTGCGCCGCCTGACACGCCTCCGTCAGGCACCACCACGCCCCCTCCGCCCACACATACGGACGCTCGCACCACCCGCACGGCCCCCCAGGCCCAATCGGATCCTCCGCGACTGACGGCAACGCCGGACGAGACTTGCTCGAAGCCGATCGCCCCACCTACGTCACGTCCACAGACGGCGAACGCGGGGCCGGATGATGCTCCACGGGCGGAATCGCCTGCACCGGCGCCAACTCCCGCACCGCCTGCACCCGGTTCACGTTCACCCACCACTCCGAAATGGCCTCACTCCCAGCCGCACTGACCACCACCCGCAACCAGCCGTCTTTCCCCACCGCCAAGACCAACCAGGCTTCCTCGTAACAGAACTGACTCTGGCAGGCGTAGGCGACGTGATACTGCTTCCCCACCGCGAACACAGGCGAGCCGGTGCGCTTCTCTTGGGCATCAAGCGCCACCGACAACAACACGCACGCGATCCACACGAGCAGGACTATCGCTCCAACGCGAGCCATCAGGACTCCCCCACGACGGACACCCAGTCGTAGTCGCACGCCTCACAGCGGCCACCGTCGAGCGCGTCTGCCTCCACCGGCCGGCGACACAGCGGGCAATACCTCCGCACGTAGTAGGCGTACCGCCACGCCGTCACCCACACCTGCGCATCACCAGTGAGCAGCGTCATCAGGACTCCCCCACCATGCTCTCCGGATGCCCCACCCCAGTATTCAACCTCAGCCGTAGCGGAATCTCCGGTACCACACGGTGGGAGGGTGCCATTTGTCCTAAGGATTTCTCGCGCCTGCTAATTTCTTCGCAGACCATCTCAGACAGCTTTAACCTCATCAGTTCGTAGCCGTCACTCTCACCAGCGAGACGCGGACTCTCACACACACCGTTTCGTCCTGTCTCGCGCTCGCCGCCGCGATGTCACTGTCAGTGTAAGACGAACATACAGCGAAACCGCTCATCTGTAAAACCCCCACCCCAGGGACCACCCAGATCGCCGGGTTGAGTTGGAGCCCGACTCGGGGTGCGGGGCCCCCCGTGCATTCCAGTGCCGCACTGACGGGGGCCGCCTGGCCCTGCGATTTCATTGGCATTTCCGCGTCAGTTAACATAATCACTGCTATGCGACGCTAACCCTTGCTGTCTCTAGTACTTAGCCTGTGCAAACCATCGCTAACTGAAGGCGAAAGTGTCGAGGCTGATGGCGAAACGCTGGACAGCTGCGATCCCCTACCCGTCTCGAGCGCAGGGTGAGTGCTCGGCATGGTTGTGGGCGGTGTCTGGCTCACGGTAATCACTGGACGCGGTTGTTCGGTGTTGCCTGGGATCGCGACGATGATGGTCAGTCCGCCCTGTGCGCCTGCGTGGGTTTGTGGCCTGAGGTCTGGGTAGGCGGCCTCGAGCAATTCTCTCGCGGGTCTGTGATCGCCACGTTCTGCGGCGACTTTGCGGGCCTTGCGCCAATCGGCGATGGTTTCGTCGGTTTGGCCTCTGAGCTGTCTGGCGACGGATTCAGCCGTGCCGGCGAATTGTTTCAGGGTGTTGCTGACCGTGGCTTGCGAACAGTTGACGACCTGCGCGATCTCGGTCTGCTTGTAGCCGCCATCGTGCAACTCGAGCACGGTCCTTATATCGGCCGCGGACAATCGCTTGGATCTAGATGTCGCGACGGCTGTCTCGGTATCAGTTGCGAGCGCCTGTTCGGTGCTCATGCGTACCACTTCGGAACGGCAACATACGCCGCGGCGATTTCTGGATCGGCAATCAATCGCAGGAGCAATTGGTCGGCGTAGCTATGGGCATTCTCGATGTCGCCGAGGCCGTCAGGGCCAGCCATCCGGCGCAACTCTGACAGCGCCTCATCGCGCGTAATGAGCTTGGCTGCAGCCGTGAGAATGGCCTCTTCGTACGCGGTGTCGCTCATGCCGGCCCCATCGCCTTCGCGTACGCCTCGGGATCGTGCTGGCGCATCCACCGCAATTCCGCGAGTCTTCGCTTGAATCGCTGCTCTATGAGCTCCGCCTTGTCGTCCTGAAAATTGGGCATGTACGGACGATCAGCCGCAGGCACCACGCGCGCGGCGCGCTTGTCGGTGCTGTACGTGCGAGTGGTGTCGATTTGGGGTGCGGCGCGTCTCGCCACACGGCCATTGTGCGCTCACCTATCTAAATAGGGTAGAGCCGAAATTATACGGTGGGAAAAAGTGTACGTGTTTCCAGTGGAACTACGCTGCGGCGGTAGCTCTCTTGGACGACGGCCATTCCTGGGCATGTGACGCGATGAACTCTCGCAACGTGACATGGTCAAGGAACCACTCGCCGCGATGGCGATACTCGGCGAAGGTTCTATGCGCGTCCTTCTCGATCGCCGTCAGGTGCGAGGCATCGTCGGCTGGAATCCACCCGAGCGGGACCACGTCATACGGCGTCGATGTCTGGATGGTTCCGTACCGCGTGCAAACGTCTGCGGCCTTGCCAATTTTGATGAACTCCCCGCAGGCCAAAAAATAGACGCCCCTCTTATGCCTGGTGACTGGTGCGCCCACAGACAAGCCAGACTTGGCAACCCTAATGCGAAAGTGCCCCCCATCCCCTCGCCGATCCACGTCCAAGTGGCCGCGCCGAATCCAGTCGCGAACGGTCCTCGGGGTCACCCGCATCATGGCCGCGTACTCCTTGACGGTCAGCAGCTCGAAAATGTGATCGTTCATCGAAGTAGCCCGAATAGAAGACCGGCAAACGCGAGCACGCCGAACATGGACAGCAAGGCGATGACCCAGATCGGCGTGTCGTCTCGATCTTGTTCGTATTTCTTCCGATACATGCGTTCTTCTGGTCCCATCGTTCCTCCCTTGGGTGGGCCGTCAGCGTCGAGATCGGCGTGAGTCACGAGGAAGACTCTCCCGCGCGTGGTCGGCCTTCAGCCACGGCGTCAGAACCTTGGGGATCTACCGCAGCGACCGACTGTGGCAACACGTAGCGATAGCTAACCGCCGACGTTCCGAGCCTGGTTATGACTCGGCGCTTGCACGCCAAAATGCACGCGCCCTGTAGTGCGAGCTTTTTCTTGTGTGGCTCGACGCCGAGAATGTCGTTGATAATCTCTGACAAGCGCATCGGCTCGCCGCGCGCGGAGAGGGACGCCACAATCTCGCGCTCCCACTTGCGCGGCTTCCCCGCTGTTGGATGCTCTGTGCGCTTCAATGTTTCTTCAATGGTGTCGGCAATCTCGTGATGGGCGTCGGCATACCCACCAGCGTACGTTTGGCCTTCACCGCCGCATCTCCGGAGGTCGTGCATCAACTGTAGTATTTCTTCCCGTAGCGTCGCCACGAATCACCCCTCGTTTCCATTGCGGTAGATCCCCATTGCGCCGCAGCCGCTTCTCGGTGATGGCGAAATAACGATCGGCTATCGCCTGGCGTTGCTCGCGTGTGCCTCTTCCGGTCTTGACGGGCCTTCCCTCGGCCATTCGATCCTGGCGCCACAGTTTCTCGTACGTGCTGCGACACGGCCGACACTGGAACGTGTGTCTCCTCTCTTGGTACGCAGTGGGCGTGCCCTCTGCGCCACATGTCCGACACTTGGCCATCATTCCTCGTTCACCGTCGAGACAGCGCCGACTGACTGAAACGCACCGAACGTCCGTGTTCTTGTGTTCTCCGCGTCGGGCAGCGTTGGGACAGCATTCACGCCCTGAGCCTCACCGGCCGATGGCGACTCGGTAATCAGCGCGGCAACAAGCGACTTCACTGATTCTGGTGACAAGCGCTTACGCGTCGCTCCAGCGAACGCCTTGAGCGCGTCAGACCACCCGCGAGCGTACTCATCGCTTGGGCTGGTCGATGGTTCGCGCGAGATAGCCATCTTACACGCGGCATTGTGGACACCCGTAATCGCGGCGTGACATGTACAAATCAGTCGTGTTCTCGCCACCATACCTCCCTCCAGTACCCGACATGGTTAGCTAGGCTATCGTGCAACTCTTTCTCACCGCGTAGCACGCGGGATAGATGCCCTGCTGACACTTTAAAGATTCTGGCCGCGCTACGCACGCCACCAAGGCGTTTAACTGCACCGCGTAAATCTTCAAGCACGTCATTTGTAGTCGTGAGATGAGGCGCCCTCATTCGGCCTCCATTTATAGCGACCCCTTCGGGGACCGCCATGTATTTGAGCCGTCCACTTCTTCAAGGGTCCGCACGTTCACAGGCAACCAGCCTGACGCACGCAATTGGCGCACCCAACACTCGACGTCCTGATAACCACAATCCTTCCCCGCGGTCGCATCCGGCGTTGGAACCGGCCGCGTCGAGTCAATGCGCGCCTGATCTTCTTCCGTTTGCGGTCGGGGGATCGCCGCAAGGGCAGATTCAACAAAGCGCAAGTCGCGCAGCACCACCGTCAGCAGCGCATTTTCGGCCGCTACGACCTCGTTAGATACGATTTCGCCATTGAACGAGCGCGGTGTTTGCCGTTGATACGACTCGTATCGCTCCACCAGCAACCTCACCGCTGTCAGTGCGTCACTCATCGATCTCGAGCCTCCGTGATGTGCGCTTCCGCGTCGAGGATGCGCCTTCCGATCCACTCTGAGATTTGCGGGACGATCGCGTTCCCCAGTCCCTTAAGGCGGTCCACTCGGTTGGGTATCCCATGAGCCACTCGACCCACGTCGGGCTCAGGAGCCCACCGACCACCCAAGGCAGCGTCTTGCCCATCGTCATCGCATCGCGCGCCGCCCGGAATTCCGGTGAACACGAGTCGCTCTTGTAGTCCCTGGCTGTTGGGGTCGGCCAGTACCGAGCGTGCTTCGGATCGTCCCGATACAGCCCACGAACGCGAATGTCCAGCGCCGTCAGTCCCGGTCGGTGGCTCTCCGCAAAGCCGTACGCTCGCGGGGTAGGCCACGATCCAGACGCGATCTCTCCGGTGAGGGGCGCCAACGGCTGACGCTGGTATGCAATCCCACTCCGCGTCATACCCGCTCGCGGCCAGGTCTCCGAGAACAACGCCAAGCCCCCGTCCAAGCAACGCTGCGACGTTCTCCACGAGGACGTACCGGGGTCGAAGCTCGCGAATGAGTCGGAGGTATTCGGACCAGAGTCCGCTGCGCTCTCCGGCCAGCCCAGCGCCTTTGCCGGCCACGCTGATGTCCTGGCAGGGGAATCCTCCGCAGATGACATCAACGCGCTCAAGTTCGGCTCCAACGGTTCGGACATCCTCGTAGCGCCTCACATGGGGCCAGTGCTTCTCTAGCACCGCCCGACAAAATGGATCGATCTCGACCTGCCACTTAATCTCGAACCCCGCGCGCTCAAGACCAAGGTCAAACCCGCCGATGCCCGCGAACAAGCTGCCAACGGTCAGCGCCCACCCGCTCATCGCTTGCCTTTCTGAGAGGCCGCAAGGGCCTCGAGGACTTTGCGCTGATGGGCATGCCAGCACGGACAGCGAATCATCGCGCCAATCTTCGATCGCTCGTGCGGGTCAAGCACCCATCCCGACTTGCACATTTCGCACGGCGTGAACGCGGGCACGAGATCACCAACGCGCTTCATGGGTCAATGTCCTGATTCCCACATTCGTAGCCGCTCGCGAATGCGTCGCTCAGCGCAGATCGAAGATGGTCAATGCGTTGCTGACACTTCTCGCACCAGTGACCGACGTCGGGCCGCTGGCAGATGCACAGATCGCCACCGAGTTCTTCGTACAACTGCTCGGCCTCAATTCGCCATGTTTCGCTCACGAGGCCCTGCTTTCCTTCACCGGCCGCCCCATCTCCGTGGAGAGCTTGCACATCTGGCGGCCGTTGCATTGATCGACGTGCGGACACACCCACGGAGGCCGAACGTCCGCGATCTCGTTGGCCCATAGAGTGGACACAATGCCCGTGGTCGGATCCTTCGCCACTCGCGGTTTGCGATTCGCGAATGCGATCACCTTCGGCAGACAGCCACGGAACGCCCCGATGCTGTACCCGCTCTGCGCGATGAAGTCATCCTCGATCGCGAAGAACGCCTGCATGTAGCGCGCGATGTCCTCGTCGCTGTAGATGGCCCGCAGTCCCTTGAGCAGTGCTCCATCCTTGCCTGGGTTGACCGGATAACGGGCACCGGTCTTGCTCTGATACAGGGTATCGAAGATGGTCAGCAATGATTTACTCACCGACGTGCAACTCCGAACGGTGGCAGATGACGCGCTCGCGATTCGACCGCAACTCGATGCACCAGCGGTTGTTGCGGATGTGCGTGATGACGACTCCGCGCCTGCGACGGCCGTCAACTTCGACAATCACGCGCCTGTGACGCAGGTTGTTGTCTTTCGTGACGTGGAAGCCGATGTCTCTCATCCCTGTACTCTCTTACCCAATGCCTTCGGTTGCCGGTTGTTATTTACAGGCAAAGCTACCGCCGTGATTGGCAGCGACCTTGCCTGCTATGGGCCCATGCCTTTCGGCGCTCGGCGTCACCACAGGGCGGACTCAGTAAAGGCTGGTCCACTCTCTCAGACTCTCAGGCCCGCCTTACAGGCCCCCGTACCGCGCTCTAAGAGTTGCGCTCCACGCTGTGGCTGTGGTACTCGCCGGGTAGCCACTCAGTCACGCACACGCCCGCCCGCCGCCGTGCTGCTCGGGTCCATGTACGCTTGCCGCGAAATATGTGGGAAGATTGGCGATGGTTTGCCGGTCTGTGCTCCACACAGTCGGTAGACAAGGGGCCGGTGGAGCCTTAGAACTCCATCGGTCCCGTTACCATACGCGCATCTCATCCGCAAGTCAATATTCACAGCCACTGTTCCCTAAGAAATTCACGCACCTTCGTCGGTGGTTCGCCCTACTCCTTGTCGTCCATGTTCCGCGACTCGCGCCCGACTTACCGCCTCGCGACCTTCAGCCGCCGCCCGCAGTAGCCGCAGAACCGCTGCTGGTTCTCCACTGGCCCATCGGTGAAGAACTCGTACTTCTCACCGCAGCCGGTGTCCCACACGCCCTCGTCGTCCACGGTCCATCGGCACTTCTCGGCCATCTGCCGATCGTCGTACGACCTCGGATCGAATGGCATCGGAGGCAGTTCCTCGCCGTTGCTGTTGCGCCTGGTCATGCCGTCACCTTCAACGCGTCCTTGAGTACCGGAATGATGAGCAGGATGTTGCCGGGACTCGTGTACAGCACCCGCCAGCCCAAGGCCGCCGCCGCGTTCAACTTCTCGTGCTCCTTCAGCAACGCCGCGCCCCTCGTGTGCCGACCCTGCACGAACAACCCGCCCTGAATCTCGAGCGCCACCCGCTCGCGAGGCCACGCGAAGTCAAACCGCCAGCGACGTGGCGGCGCGAAGACCACTTCCGCCTCGGGCACCGGCAACTGATGCTCACGACACATCGCCAGCATCACCGCTGCGTACTTCTCCGCGTTTGATCGCTTCGCCTTGAGCTTGAGCTTCATCTAGTCCCTGATTGACTGGCGCGCACTCAAAATAGATCCCCCGCGCGTGACCGGTCCGCGCTGACTCGCACTTGGGGATCTACCGCGTCGCTGTTGGAAAAGCCCAAATCCAGCGCCCCTTGCAGAAGCCGCTCGGCTGCCACGGCGCAGTACTTCTCTTCCTTCTCGATCAAGATGCAGCGACGACCCAGACGCTTGGCCGCAACTCCTGTTGTGCCAGACCCGCCGAACGGATCGAGAATCAGATCGCCTTCGTCGGTGAAATCAGAAATAAATGACGCAGCGAGGGATGCTGGTTTTTGAGTCGGATGCTCGCCGTGCTCGACATGCGCATACCAGATCCCGTGTTTCCCGCCGCCGTTCCATCGCTTGCGGCCGGAGCGATGCAGTACTAAAACAGGCTCATAACCCATGCCGGGACGATCTCCGGTGAACTGCGGTGCGCCGTTGCTTTTTACCCATACACCGAGACGCACGAAATAATCGCACCCGAATACGCCAGGAGCATGCCGGTAGTCGCATGTCATCACGACCCACCGGGCGGCCACACTAACAAGGCGATCACAGAGCGCCACGAACTGACCGAAGCCAATAGCCTCAAAGTCTATCGATGCACGCCCATGTGCTACCGACGACAAATGATCCGCGTGCGTAATGGCATCGTACGGCGGGTCCGTAATCACATGGTCCACCGACTCGATCAGCGGCAACACCTCCAGGCAATCGCCGTGATACAGCGTGACCGCCGCGTCCTGGTAGTACGGCTTCACAAGTTTCCGTGCTTGGCGGCGAATCCCAACGTACTCACCCCCGGTGACGGCTGCGGCTTCGAGAGAAACAACTGCTCCATCGCTTTGGTGAAGCCTTCACGGGGGCGATTGAGCCATTCACTCTTGTCGCTGACTGGCTTGGGATCTAGTCGGTTCTCGCGCGTGGTCATGTCCTAAGCCCAAGATTCTTCGCGAGCGCTTCGCGGATCGTTGCGGTCAGCACCGCGTCCACTTCGGCCTTGAACTTGTTACGCGCCGCGTCGATGTCGGCCTTGAGTGTTTTGTTCAACGTCTCTTCGACTTGGCGCTTTACCGTTTCATCGATGTACGAGCCGCGATTGCTGTAGCTGTCTTTCGCGTTCAGGATCTTGCTGATGCGGTCTTTCACGGTGGCCGTCCCACGCGCCTCGCCGTACTCGTTCGTGGTCGTCCAGCCCTCGGCCATCACGCGCTCGACTTCCTTGTTGACGCGCTCTCGGCCGATGCGATCCACGAGTGCCGTGACGGCCTTCTCCACTGAATCAGCAACGGCGTGCTCGACGGCCTTCTCCACCGATCCCTGAATCGCCGCCCGTACGTAGTCCTCTGTCACGGCGTGCGACAGGTTGAACGTGATCGGGATGTCTCTCTCGACAAGCCTGTCCGTGGATCTCTTTGCCATCACTTCACCCTCACAAATACGTCCGTGTAGTGCGGCATCTCGCCGCCAATCCGCCGTAACCGATGGCTGGTGATCAGCTGGTGACATCTGCCGCAGGCGTGCAATTTCCGCTCGGCCCTCAGCGACTCACCACGAGCTCGCCTGCCCCACCCGCCGATCAAATGGTGTATCTCGGTTGCCCGATGGTCACAGCGACTCGCCGCCGTCTTCAGCTCCCACACCACCTCGCACTGCCCCTTGGATCTGATCTTGACCTTCGCGCTCTCGGCCTCGTCCTGGGCCTCTCGCGTCCGCGTACGCGCCGCCTTGGCGTCCGCCTTGGGGGTGCCCTTGCTCAACGCGAAGAGGCTCCAATCGATGCTCATGGCTAGGCGTCGGCCAGTGACGGAATCTGCGAACGCTGAGCCGACTTCGGTTCCTCGTCCTTCTCCAGTGTCTTCTTGAACAGCACACCCGTGGCGGTGTGGAACGCGACGACGCCCTCGGGCTGCATGAACCCTGGAGCCGCGAGCGACCCTTCGGCGCGCAACTTCGCGATCATGTTGTCCACGATCCGATCGCTGAAGAGGCCGCGATAGAGTTCTGGCACGACAGAGCAGCACGCTGGCCGGTCGGTCGGATACTTCTCCCTGTCGCGTTCGTCGGCCCAGCGCGAGACGTTGAACAGGCTGAATCGCTTGTCGCCCTTCAAGAGCCCGTAGCCGCGCTGAACGCCAGAGCCCCACCACTCGCCAAAGTGACGGCCCTCGCCAAGCGCCCAGAGTTCGTCGGCGTGCTCGGACACCCAGCGCGCGAATCCGTGATTGTCCATCTCGGGCGTGATGTATCGCGTGCGTGAGCCCGCGTACATGAACAGCGCCCCACGGACGGCAATCGGGCTCGCGCTGATGGTGTGCGGCTGGACGCTGGAGATACATACCTGCGCGTTCGTGCCGTCAATCTTCTCGGTGATGACGCACTCGCGCGTCAGTCGGCCAATCTTCGGGAACTCTTCAAAATGCATGAATCAGCTTCGCCTTTCCATTGCGGTACTCAGGTGCGGCCCGTACTGTGAATCTGCCCCGCGCGCCATCTCTTCTTCTCCTGTCCTGTTGTGAACAGCCATCACCGTGTGCCGGTCGATAGAATCCGCGTCAGGGACGTGTGATCGCGCGTGGTCAGTCACCGCGACTCGACCAACACATCAACCGCGACAGGCAACGAGCTGGCGTCAGCCGGTGGGACTGTTGGATCTAACGCCTCGATGTGGTCCGCGATGCTCTGCCGACTCCAGTGATGCATGTCGTTTAGGTGAATGGCAAGCCCTAGCGCACCCCAACATGAGCGGTCGCCGCACGCCGGACAAACCGGCTTTCCGTTGCGGCACCACGGATAGCGGCTATGTATTTCAAAGTCGCAACAATGCATCAACTCAGGAGCCACACCGATGGCCTCTGCCACCGCCGACACCGCGCACGCCGACACTCCGCGCACGCCAAACGAACCGAAGGCCTGGCTGGTATTCATGGCGCCAAGCCTCATCGCTTCCGAAAGTCGCATCTCTGCTCTCCGTTCTACTGGTCGAATTTCGCTCTGACGTCAACGCGGTGGGCAGGCTGGTTGTTCAACGCAGGCCCCTCCGTGTGCGTAGCAGTTCCTTCTCGTCCAACTTCTGAATCCAACTCCATCCGGTTTTCTGATCCCACGATCGCCTCGTGCGCCATTCCTGCCATCGGAGCTTCACGTTGCTCACGAACAACGCGAGGACGCCACGGGCACCACTCATTGAGGACGAACGGGATCGCCACCATCGCCAGGAACAGCGCATCAGAGCCAATCACCGCGACCTCTGGTGCTGCCGAGACAGCGACGCCACGCGGTTCCGCTTGTCGCGAGCCTTCCGGTATCGCGCGAGGCTTCGCTTCGTCTCCCACTTGTGCGTGCCCTTGGGTGACGGATCGTGCCTGATGCCGGACGGGTGACGCTGCACGCGCTTTGGCTTCTTGCCAACCAGATCAGCGAGGCTCGGCCTGTTGCGCGTCACGATGCCCTCTGCTGTGGCGTGGCGACCAGGGCCGCACTCGCCGCGCGCTGCCGCTGACACGGGTTACAGATCGGCTCACCCGAGACATACCGCCGCGCCGGCCGTCCACACGCACACTTGGGCAGGAACAGCGGGCAATCTTCTTGGTGCGGCTGCGTGTCGAGTGCTTGGCAGTAGTCGCACGAGTCTTCGGGTTCGATGGGGCGCAGTTCCCAGTCCTCGCCCGCGCTGGCATCCCAAATGATTCCCATCACAGCACCGCCTGCATGACCGCGACGTGGTTGCTCATGGTCAGAATGGCCGCCACTTCGGTGTCCACTTCCGCGAGAAACGCGAGCGCCTGCTTTTCGTACTTCTCGACCTCGGCCTCCACTCTCGGCACGCGGATCAGTTGCGCCTGCAATCGCTCAGGAAAAAACGGCTGATACGAGAAGAAGTCGCACCACTGCCGGCCGGTGATCCAGAACTCGTGCAGGATCTGGCGCTGGTACGGCAGCGGGATCTCGCTGGTCTTCAGATATTCCCAATGGGTGGCCGGAATCGGACACTTCACCGACACCAGGCCGTCGTCACCCACGAACCCGTCCGGCGAACAGCCAGCCATCGCCGTGTCATGCGAGCAGAACCCCACCGCCCGCACCAGCGCCCCCGTCATGGCCTCATAGAGCGCCAAGGCTTGCGGCTCCCGGTCGATGCCGTCTTGCATCGCCTGCGTCTTGTAGCCGCTGTCGTGCGCCCGCCCAGTCACGCGCTCGAGCGCGAGCTGCATCATCAGGTTCGCCCGTGAGGCGGCCCACCCCTTCGACGTGGTCGCAATCGCGTCGTGAGACTTGCTGGCCGTCAACCGGCCTGCTCGCAGCGCGTGCCAGTCGTCAGACCGCTGGATGACGTCGTGAATGGTCATGGCGATCAGAAGGGAATATCGCTGTCGTCCATGTCGGCGGCCGGCGGCGGCGCAACCGGCATCGGACGTGCGGCGCCGTTACCGTTGGCTGGCGGCGCCGCCTTCACGCGGATGGCCTCCACCGTCTCGCCGTTGAACTCCACATTGGTGGCGTAGAGCTTGATGCGGAAGCCGGCCCAGTCGTCGGTGTCCGGCGACCCGACCAGATTCGTGATGTTCTTCGCGTTGGTCTTGTTCAGGACAATGCCCTTGTCCTTACCGGCGAAGTAGACGATCGGCTTCATCTCCTTCTCGCGGCCCACTGGCTCAAACTCGACGCGGTCGATGGTGACGATCGGCTGCTGACCAGCGAGGTCAGACGCCTTGAGGTAGTTACTGGGGAACGCATCGTTGATGTTTGCCACTGTGCTCTCCTATGCAAGCCGCATTTCGGCTTCGATACTTTTGATGACGGCTTTCAGCGACCGAATCATCTCGATCACCAGCTTTGTCGTGTCTTGCGCCTCTCGCGCTCGCTGATATTGCGGTGTCGCCTGCGCGCGAATCTTTGCCCTGTTCGCGGCCTCTTCCCCATCCAGTGCCTTGAGCAGCACACCGTTGTAGTCCGCGTCCGCCTGCCGCATCTCCGCTGAGCAGTTGCCAGACAGCGCCGTCAGCTCAATCAGCAACTCGCGCGCTCGAGATGGGGCGACCTCGGTATCGCGCAACTCCACCTGAATCGCCTTGACCATGTCGCGAACAGTGGTCATTCCTCGTCCTGCCCGTAATCGAAGTACGGCCCGAAGAACAGCATCCCGCCGACCACCACCACGAGACACACCGCCAGGATCAGCAGGCTCATCGCCATTCAGCCTTCGCGATGGCGGCAGCGACCATGTCAGGCGTGCGCAGTGCAGGATCGTTGCTGCATGGATCTGGCATCCGAATGAACCCCAGCTCGATGCCGTTCGCGATGAACTGATTTGCCGCCTTCAGCGCCGCCAGCAGTTCGTCAAAGTTGTTCACCGCGCGACAGATGAACTCGGCGTTGGCCTGATCAACGTAACGGGCAACGACATCGCCACTCACGCCGTCATTGCGATGAACAGTCCCGGAGCCAGCACGATAGGTCCACGGCAGCGGGCTGTGTGCGCTACCGGCCGGAGCATCAGTCTTCTTCATCATCGCCATCCCTTGATCACCACACGCACACTCGGGATCTGCTCAGACAGGTAATACAGACCCGATCCGATCAGGCCGACACACACCGCGAGCCCGCAGGCCGTTAGCACTTCTGCTCCAGCGCCGCGATCGCCGCGGTCAAGGCCTTCACCGTCGTCTCGTGCGCGATCCGCGCCTGCCGATAGGTGTCGTCCGCCTTCGCCAACTGAATCCGCAGACTGTCGATCACGTCGGTTGTCTTCGCCATTACAGAACTCCCGTCCACTTGAGGACCACGACCACCACGAACGTGGCTCCCGCGAGTGCCGCCGCGTAGACCGCAGCAATCACGCCGAGTGCCGCGATGGCCGTCATGCAGCCGGAGCCGTCTTTGCTCATCCGACTTTCCTTTCCAACTCGATGACCGTGCGAATCGTGGCTCCCGGTGTCGCTTCCGCCTGCGCCGCGATGAGTGCAGGCCCGAGCAGGTCGTGCGCCTGGAATTTCCAGACGTGTGCGTTCTCCTTGCCCGACAGCCAGCGCGAAAACTGCGCGCGTTCGACGCCCAACTGCTCGGCCGCGTCCTTGTCGATCAGCCCCGACAACTCCACCGCGCGGCCCAAAATGCGGCCGAATTTCGCGCGGCCGGCGTCCTCGTCAACTTTTGTGAGAACCGCCTTCGCTGGTACCGGGCGCACGTCATCAAAATTGTGGCGATGACTCGCCTCGAAGGATTCGACAGCATGGGTGCGTGATGACGAAGCCACTAGCGATCTCCAGCCTGCTGGCAGTAGGTGCGGCCTTTAACAATCAACGAGATCGCGGAGATGCTTACCCCGTAGCGTTGCGCGAGCGTCTTCTGCACCACCCCGCCAGCGAAGTAATCAGCGCGGATGGTGGCGGCCTCGGCGTCGGTGAGTTTGGCCGCAGACGCCGCGCTGCCACGTTGCGTATTGTGGCGACGACGGCCGCGAGCATCCATGTCGGCCATGTTGTCCGCATGCGTTCCCACCAACAGGTGCTCGGGATTGCAACACGGCGGGTTGTCGCACGTGTGGCGCACAACCATGCCGGTAGGAATCTCTTTGCCGTTCGCCAGCATCCAAGCGAACCGATGCGCAGACAGCCGATTCGTGCTGCCGTATCGCTCTGTGACCATGTACCCGTAGCCGCGTTGATTGCGCATGCTGCCGGTCCACGGCCAGCACTCGTTCTCAGCGCCAACCGCCACGTTCTTTAGGAAGGCTTGGATTATGGAAAACCGAGCACCATACATCGACGTCACACCTCTTCGAAAATCAGCCGCTCGAACTCCCGAAGCACCGTCGCGTGGGCGGTTGCTGCCCTTCGCGCCAAAGCCTGCTGTGCCGCCGCAGCCCTATCTGCGCGTGAGGCCAGACCGTCGCAGTCAGTCGCGGCTAGGATCTGCTTTGGCGGCAATGCAGACGGCGCTCGATGGTCGACGGGCATTCGTCGCACGGCATCAGACATCGGCCGACGTGAATACGGGTTCCGGCTCACAATGACTCCAGGCCCGTCACCTTGTAGACAAAACAGGCATCCCTTCGGGCCGCGGTCTTCACCAGCAGGCCAGCGTGCTCGAGGGCGTTCACACGGGCAGCCACAGATGCCCGCCCATACCCGCACTGCTCGCTGCATTCGCGCTGCGTGCCCCCGTGCGCGCCCTTCACCGAGAACCAGCCCAGCACCGTGGCCGATTGCGGACCCGCGATCCGCGCCGCTCGAATGGCCGCATCGCGTGATGTGTCGGAGTGCGATTGAAACGGGAGAGATGGGACGGTGTTGAGATACGGCATGTCAGGCGACTCCTTCGACGTCACAACACGTCATCGACTTCTGCGTGCATGGCTCGTGAATGGCGACGTAAATCTTGCGGTCCAACCTGCCACGCAGCTTCCGCGGCTCCACGGGGACCAATCGGAAGCCGTGCGTTTTCAGATCGGTATAGCCGTAGATGGTGTAACAGCGATGCGTCCACGAGCAGCGGCGGATCGCAAACGTCACCGAACGCAGGTCGCCGTTCTGGTACCGATTCACTTCGCGCACCACTCGCCACGGTCCACCACGAGACGCCAGCACAGAACCGACCACGACATCGGCCATCCACGGCAACTGCTGACGCTGAAATCCGTTGCGATAACCGCGAGGCATCAGCCAACCCTTTCGATGGAGTCGTATTGCCGACGAGCGCCGCGAACGATCATCGAGACGAGCGGCTGAGAGACGCCATGCTTGCGCGCCATCTCGGTGATCGCCCCTCGCCCGTTGCGCGCGACGTGGGTCAGAATCTCGGATACCTGTTCAGTGGTGAGCTTCCTCGGCATCGTCGGATGCGGCACGGCCAGCAACCCACGAGCAGAGGCGTCGCGCATGTTGTCCGTATGGGTTCCAGGCGAGAGATGTGATGGATTACAGCAACGCTTCACGTCGCACGAGTGAAGGATGTCCGCGCCGTCTGGAATAGGGCCGTATGTTAGACTCCACGCGACGCGATGTGCGCCCATGCGATGACGACCAATGCGGAACGACCCGTAGCCTTCGCCGCTCCGGCCACCCTGCCACAGCCAGCACTCCGTCGCTGCACCAACGGCCACCTTGGGCCAGAAGCGGCGTATTACTTCAGGTAACTCCGCGACTTGACGCTCTGCCAAGTCGCAGTGGTTCCGATACGAGGCGTTATGTAAACCTTTTGACATGCTCGTTGACGCCTTGTGCAACTAGCGCTTAGCGCGACTGACCGGCTCGGCGATTTCGTGGCTGTCCAGTTCGCTGGACGCCCAGACTTCCACGGGGATGCCGGTCTTGCGCTCCAAGTGCAGGGCGTTGTCGAGTCCGGGCAGACGGCCTCCGGTCAGGAGTCTGGACACGTAGGTCTCGTCCCAGCCCAAGTACTCGGCCATCTCGCGCTGCATGAACCTGCGCCGGTGCATCCAATCCTTCAACTGCTCGGCTCCCGTCTTCATGGGCTTCATTCAAACATAGCTTGACACCGGTGTCAATACCCAATTACACTCTTTTTTCAGTCGGGTGGACAGCGGCGTCCGGGGGTTCCGTGGTAAGTGTTCGGCCACCCCGCATGACGGCCAATAAAGTGATGAAGGCGAACGTGGACGCCTTGCTGCGCGCTCGCGGTCAGACCCGCAAAGATTTAGCGGTGTGGTGCCGAAAAACGGAGAGCTGGATCAGCAAAATCATGAAGGAAGATCGCCGCGAGTTCCCGATGAAGTACTTCGATCGCATCAGCGACTTCTTCGGCATCGCGACGTATCAGCTCTTACAGCCTGGGATCACTCCGCTGACGGAACGGCGCAGCAAGCTCCCGCGCCGGAGTGGGCAGGATCGACGTCTCAGTGCGTTGCATCTGACAGCCTCACCACGCCCTCAGTTGACAGTCGCGCTCGATCCTGAGGAAGTGGCAAGGCTGCAACGGCTCAGACTGCTTTCCGAAACTGACCGGCAGAAGGTTGACGAACTACTCCGCGAGGTGACACGCAGGCCGCGAGGCGTCGCGCCCAATACAGAATGAGCCGACGACGTCGCGGAGTGGCCGAGCGGTAGAAAGAGAGCAGCTCGGTTTCATCAGGGCCGAGCGACAGACGACTGGGCACAAGGGAACCTCCGGGGTCGTAGGTACGCAGGGACGAAGAAAACGAAAAACTGGGAAGGTGTACTTGTAACCCGGACGCGACCTACTGAGCAATAGGGAAAACACGACAGTGGAAAATTCCCCAGCGGAATATGTGGCTACACAAACTCGACTTACTTGGAGTACCGGACATGCGACACCATCCAGATCACCCCAGGAGCTGGCGTGAGATTCAACCCACACTTTCGACCGCCGAGCAGGTTCGGTTCACCACCTACGCCGCCCGCCTCGGATTCACCGAGCTTGCCATCGAACCCGCCTACGTCGTTGAATCTCTCTTTCACGGCTGGCGGACAGAGTCGGCTGTTGCGGTTGGCGCGTAGACCGCACGCCTACGTGCCCTTTGTGCGGCCCTACGTCCCGCCGCTGTTCTCGACGGTGCTGTGGATTGTCTGTGCGGGGGCCGGACTGATCGCGATGGCGTGGTGGGTTAAAACGCATTGACGACGCGCGTGGTAGGCTTTCCTACGGGGCGCATGGGGATCTACCGCAGAGAGGCAACGAGGTGACGTGGACATGAATGGCAGCCTACGAAGTGACCGCGTCGGCGTGATGGTGAAGTGCTTGCGGTGTCACCACATGAAAAAGCCGGTCGGGAGAAGCGCGGCGCTGGGGACATCGTATTGCGATGATGACTGCGCTGGCTATCGCCGTGCGCCGTATCCTGGGTCGTTGTGGCCGGGTGAAAGCGAAGCCGATTTTGGGTACGCCGTTGGAGTTGACGGAACGTCCGACGCGGTAGATCCCCAAGCGCCCCGCACCACTGGCTGACCACGCGCGACTGAGTCTTTGTGCGTTGTCGGCCACTCCGATGCCCTGCTGGAC